AGAAGAAGACAAGTCTAAGCTCTGTGTTGGCAGGAAGAATGATGCCCCTGTAGGCAAGCTACGCTCCTCTGTGCCACAAGTAATCCAGTGCTGTACTGGGAGACGCTTCTGACGACCTAGCTGTGTGAACGGCTCGCCCATTGTCTTGAACGCATCTTTGTTCTCTACTTCCCAGATGAATGGGTATGTTTCAGATGCAACTTCATTGCCCTGATCATCGACTGCATTGACCAACTCGACTTCACCAAGCAGTACACGTACACGCTTGATCTGTTTGATCAGTGCTTTCATGTCATCCGACAGTGCCTGAAAGTCTTGGATGTAACCTGCAGGCTTGCCACAGTTGTATCCACCAATGTTATCTTTCAGGTCACCATTCAAGTCCTCAGCCATCAGTGTCTTTACATACTGGCCGCTCTCTGAGTCATAACGCTTGTACATAAAACGCTGTACGAATACACGTAACTTGGCTTGCTCAGCGTAAACAAACTTATCGTCAGGTAGCTGAAGACGGAACATACCTGCAGGTACAAGCTCCATGTTCTTCATCTTACCTTTCACTTCAACCTGTCCCATGACTGGCTGACTCCATATACGAAGGCGAGGGAGTGTGGAAGACTTAGCAGGTGCTTTCGCCATATCTGCACCCATACCCATAGCCTTAGCCATTTCGGCAAAGTTGCCAGTGTTTAGTGTAGCTAGTTCTGTAGTCATACTAGACCTCCTGTTGTTCTAGCCAATTGTAACCTAGCTTTGCTTCAAGTAAAAGAGGAACATTAAAATTTATTTTAAATTTATTGTCAATGATTTCTTTAAGATCACGATTAACTGATCCAATTACACCTAATACTTCTGCTTCTTCATCAGGGTGAATGTCGATGACTATTGAATCGTGTACGCTGTTCACAATACAAGACCGTAAATCTTGCATACGATTATTAATCTCAATTAATACGGCAGGTACAATGTCAGCAGTTGCGAATGACTGCACAGGGTAGTTCTTAATTGCTGTGAAGTTAGTCACTGTGCCATTGCGTCTGCGCTTCACATCGGGGAATGCAAACTGGCGACCACTAGGTGTAGTGATTCTCTTGTGAGTAAGAACCTCAGTAGCTAACTCTCTGTGCCATCGGGCGATTCCTTTGTACTTCTCAGTGAAGTGTTCATAGTATCGTGCCTCTGCAGGTGTTCGTCCATACCCTGTTGCTCCATAGAGCGGAGCGAATGTATGTGCCTTCGCCTCCTGCCTTGTAGTTGCCTGACCCGCTTCCGATATAATCTTCGCCGTGTACGAGTGGACATCAAATCCCTCCGATACTTCTTTCATTGCTACCTCATCTTGAGATAGGAATGCCGCTACACGAAACTCTAGCTGAGCGAAGTCAGCCTCCATGATCTTACCTCCTGCAAATCGGGAGATGAACACCCGTTTTACAGGAAATGTACCACCACGTGGCATGTTCTGCATGTTAGGATCACGGCCTGAGAATCGTCCAGTGGCTGTCATATGCTGTGTAAGACGAACATGGAGTTTATTATCTTGCTTAGTAAAATAGCTGATACCATCAACGAAGCTATTGAGATAAGTATCCACCGCCGAAAGTCTTCGCAACTGTGACAGGAAGCTCGCCGCATCATCCAAACCTTTGCTCTTTGCAACACGTTCTAAATACTCCAAGTTAGTTTTACTTGTACTGAAGCCATTCGCACTGTGCCACTTAGCACTTGGCGGTGTGAACTTCAGCCCTGCTAGTTTAGGTAATTCTTTTAAGATGTATCCATTACCTCCACACGCAGGACACTTCGATGGTTTCTTGTAGTCTGATCCATCCTTCTTCTTCTTGAAAAATGTACCATAACCATTGCACTCAGTGCACTTGATTGCCTTAGTCATCTTGACGGGCGTACTTGATTTATTTATGAACCGTTTGAATGCGTCATGACTCATGTACGGATCAGCATCATTGGCCCATTGTGTTTTATCTAATGGCTTGCGTGAATAGATAACCCACGATAACTGTTCAGGTGAGTTAAGATTAATCGGTGTGTCACCCATCAAAGATGATACAGATTTATTGATATCACGTATGAGTGATTCTTTTTCTGCTTCAAACTCAGCACGTACCTGCTCAAGTGCTTCTGTATCTACAGTGAAACCTGTCCTGTATATACGTGCAAGTAACGCACATGTTTCCATTGTCAATTCAACAGTAGAATTAAGTAGGCGATTGTTGTCGTCACGCAGATCAGCAGACTGCTCATAAAAGAGTGCCCATGTCGTTCTAAGATCTGCATATAAATATTCTTTAAGCTCTTCATATGGTATCTCGCTAATTGGTACACCTTTCTTCATGTACTCTTTCAAGGTGTCTTGCTTCTTGAAGTCTAAGTCCCTTCGTATAGCACATGCTTCCAATGACACAGGTTCTTTCTGCCCTCTCTGAAGGACATACTCAGCGAGCATCGTGTCGTAGATAGGGCCATCATACTTAAAGCCTGTCTCCCACAGCCACATCAGATCGTGTGGTGCGTTGTGTGCAATCAATAGAGTGGTCCGGTCTAGGAGTTCCTGTACCTCGTCACAATCTCTCTTGCGGTATTCATACTTACAATCGTACTCAGCGTGATTGAACGTGTAATGTTTAGGCTCTTCGCCTTCAATCTGAATACCAACCATGACAAGTGTATTGGTCTTCTCAAAAGGATCTAAATGCAGTTTGCCATCACGCTTAGTGACTGTGTTCTCTACATCAAGGACGATTCTCATAGCTCAATCCTTTCTACATATGCGAGAGGAATCTGAAAGAACATCTCGCCTGAATACACATACCTGTTAGGAACTTCAACAGGCTCTAGCTTCTCTACATCCCCAGACCAGAAGGCAACAGCATGTGTACCTAAAGAATTCCAGATAAAGAATTGTGTAGGGGGACTAAAGAACTTCTTCTTTCTCTCAGGTAGTTGGACAGTAGGATAAGGAAAGTCAATACCTTCCCACACCAACTTCATCTCACACTCAACCATGTAACTGAAGTCATCCTTGCTTGCTATCAGATCTTGTGCGTATCTGTCAGGGTGTGGTTCAACTTGATAGCCGATGGATGTTAGGTATTGTGTTGTGCATTCCCGTGCTCTCTGATCGCACTCTTCATAAAGCTTACGATCAAAACGCTTCCTTACTGCCCCACTCATACTTCGTACCTTCCTATGTGATAGTTCAAGTTGCAGTCAATTCGCCCATGCCATCCTGATAACTTATTCTTAGCTACGTTAATGTGGCGTAGGTAATCGTTTACTTCCAATCCCTCTGCAGGTATTTCCTTTGCAATCAATAACATAAGGTCAGCCTCAGATGCCTTGCCTGTCTTGCTCCCTTCCATCATGGATTGATTTAGATTGACACGGCCTTCTGCCTCAGCAGACAACTGTGACATGTAGAAGATTGCACAGCCATACTCCTTGGCTATCTGCCTCGCATGGATAGCACACAGCTTCAGCCCCTCATGCGACTGGTCAGGTGCGAACTTATCACCCATGTCAAGCACGACAACATCAGGCTCATAGCTTTTGCATACAAGCTCAACCCAGTGCATGGATTGTCCTGTCGCATCTTTGATTTTGATATTCTCTTTTAACTTGGACCATCGAGTCTGTGCTTCACGTGGGTTGTCACGTATCTCACGCATCGTCATGCCACTTGCGACTGTCAGGTAACGTGCACCTACACGGTGAGTCGCCTCTTCGTTACAGAGGATCACACACTTAGCCCCTTGTGATGCGAATCCATTCGGACCCGCAATCAATGACGCATGGAAAGAAGTCTTGCCTGTGTTAGGTCGTGCCCCTCCAACGATCAGGTGACCATCATTGATACCTTCAACATGCTCAGCAAGTGTAGGTAAATTGAAATGCCAACGTGCCTCAAGGTCATTCTTCTCAATCAATGTGTCAATCTCCAAGTCGTCCCACTCGATGTTCAGGTCAGGAAGAAAGTCTTCACGATAATTATCTAAAATATTTCTGAGTGGATCGAGGGACATAGCACCCCCATTCGCATACTGAAACCCGACGTTAGATATCTCTTGACCTAAATACTTCTGGAAAAGTTTAGATAAAACATCTTGAGCTACGTCCTTACCAATTGGATCTTCGGAACGCATCTTGTTAAACAGACGCTCGTACTGGCTCTGCTCTGATGATGTCAGGCTAGGATCGGAGGAAAGGAATAATGCCTCCAGTTCATTGACTGATAGATCACGATTGTACTTCTCCATTGCATGATCAATCAGTGTCTTGATTTTACCCAAGTCTTTACTGAACAATCTGTGAGGACACTTGTCTCCTTTGTACTCATCGTAAAAGTCCTTACTTAGAAGACTCTTTAGTAGAGCTATCTGTTGCATTCTCACCTCCAAAGATTCTGTCCCAGTTATCACGATACTTCTGCGTTGGAACTTTAGTTACAATTTCTTTTGGCTTCTCACGACTATTGATCCAGTCCTGATTCCGCTCATTCATGGAGTCACGCCAGTGCTTAGTCATTGAGTCTGTCCTCCTTATCATCCCACCACTCGACTGATTCAAAGTCGAATCGCTCGTGCGCTACTGTATACTCTTCTAGGATGATGTCAACAGCTTCAATGCGTCTACTAATCTCAAATGCATCTTGTTCAAGATCGTTCATCACGTGTATGTTTCTAGACACGCCATCCTTCACAGATAGATAGTCATTTATTCTGCAATCACGAAAGTCAAGTAGCTCCGCTACCAGAATGCCTCTCTTCAATTTACTCAGCGTATCTAGTAAATCGTCTTCTTCAATTTCAATATCCAATTCATTCAAGAAATCAATGAGTTTCATGTGCTTCTCCTTTTGCGTAGGAATACTATGCATAATTACATTTTATGTAATGTACTCCCATTTTTATGCGCATAATAGTGTTATATTCCACATTTTTATGCGCATACTTATGTTAATACGTTTCAAAATATGCAACGTATAA